GATTTTACTCCACCCCCCTTATCTATTTCTTATTAATATTTTCTTGTAAAATTTTTAGAAACCATGAGTTATCTTTTATAACTGTCAGTAATCCGTTTGTTATTGAGTTCACTACTATTTCCTCGTTTGAATCTTTTGACAAAATATTCCCCTCTTGTGTCAAGCTCATCTCATAAGCTATTGCATGCAAAACTTCATGAAGTAACGTGTTCGCAAAATCTTGCGGTACTAAGTCCTGTTGTATTTCAATCTTGTTTGCTCGGTGATGGTATTCACCATAGCTATCCGTCTGCTTAGCAAAGTCTGATCGAATAAACTCAATAGTAATATCTTTATATCCAACCTTAATTTTTGTTGGACATTTAATCATGTTTTCTTTTTCTTCTTCTTTTTCTTTTTTTTCTTATCTTTTTCCTTGTCTTTTTTTAATTGTGCGTAGCCTTCTTTTGTGTAGGAATAATGCTTACCTTTATATTCAGGCATAGATTACGCTCCCCCACCTGTCATTTTATAAATAATAAATAAAACAACAAGAGTAACAATACCTGCCTTGATCCAGTCTTTCATCTTCCAGTCGGACCATTCTTTCAGGTGTGTAAATAAATCCTTAATGAGATTCATACTATCCTCCTATTTTTTCAAAAATTTAGTCATTGACCTTAAGCCAAATGAACTACCTATTGCTCCGTACATAGCAAACTGAAACCATTGTGGTGTTTGCTGTAGAGCAACAAATCCTTTTTCAACATAAGGTTGAAACGGTGGAATGAAGCAACCTCCGATGATGCAAATAAATAAAATAGTCCATGCCTCATCCTTCCAGGAATCTCCACTCTGTTGTAGTGCAGTCAAGTCGTAGTCAATCTCTCCTTTGATTTGTTTATTTAATAAGTCTGTCTTTGCTTTTATCTCTGTTACCTTTTGTTCTGCCTTTGCCTTTTTCGTAGCAACAACACCTTTAACAACATCTCCAGCTACTCCAAGTAAAGGTTTAATTAATAAATTTAGCATATATACCTAACTTGTTGAAAATAAATAACCAGAGTGGCAAATTCAATCACCACTAGCATTGCGAATAATAATAAAAAAATTAATTTGAACATTGTTGCATAACCTCCGATAATTCTCTAGCTCGATTGGGAACCTGGCGTGCCCATTTGGAATCAAGCATTTCCTTGCTCGCGGTAGCATAGTCTTTCTTATCCAATGCTGAAATCATCTTATGAAACTTGGACACACGTGGTCCACCCATGTTGAAACAAAGGTTCACAACACAGGAAAACGCATCGGGATGAATATTCTCTTCCTCTACTATTCTACGTGCATCATTGAGTGATATACTAAAATCATAATCAAAGGTTTGATTCAATACTTTATCTGAATACACTTTGTTGTCGTTCCATTTTTCATGATCCAGGCACAAGTGCCCATACCCAATGGTGCGATTACCAAGATGATCCTTATAAATTTTATTGCGGTACCCTTCATGGTGCCTAATCTGTTCTTTAATTTTATCGTAGTTCACTCGGGGTCCGTTCCTTCCCATTTGTCAAAATCGTACCCGCCACCACCGCCAAGGTCCTTATCTGTTTCTATATGCTGTTTGACCTTTGCACCAACCAAACTGTTTTTCACTTTTTCCAAATACACAATGGCGTCTCCGAGTTCTTCCTGAGCATCCGTGATCCAACTCTTGATAGGTTTGGTGGATGTTTCCATTGTGTTTCCATATTTCTTTATTCCTATATCAGAACGTTTAGCGATACGTTCTATTATTTTTTGAACTAATGGATCTTTGGTCTTTATAGTTTTTTTAGCCATTTGCCATTATGATCCAATGTCATTGGATAAAGTTTTGGTGTGCCGTTGATCACAGCACCACATCCGAGTATAGGACGTTTGAGAAAATTCTTTTGATAGCGAAAGGCCTCTGCCTTTGGATTAATTAAACATCCAACATTCAAAGCAAAATTCAAAGCAGTGGGTGAGGAAAAGAACTCACACGAAAAAGCCGTATGATAGTGCCCTTGTGCAAAAGAGCATCCCAATTCCTTAGCACTTGCTAAAGCATTTTTTTTAAAGTTGTGTGTTAGATAGAGTTGTTGATTAGAAGATAATGGTATTTGAAACTTATCATCCCAAGTCCATTTGGCTGTTACACCAAGAATAGAGTTAATGTCTCTGAGCAAAGAACGAGGTATACCAGACATCTCAGCCTTACGTATCAGACGTTCATCATGATTTCCCCAGCAAACTGACATTACAGGAAAAAGTTTCTCCAACTTCTTGATCTTAGGGCGTGATTTCTCTAGCTCAAATACAGGACTGTCCACATTGGGATCATTTGGTCTTGATACTTGAATAGAGGAAAAGTCCACTATATCCCCTATTGAAACAACAAGATCAGGCTTTATTTCCTTTTTAAGCTTAGCTAAAAAGTCAAAAGTATCTGGATGTTCAAAGGGTAAATGAAGATCACTTATTATTAAAATAGATTTCATACAGAACAAATAAAGAACATTGACAGATTTTGTCAAGAATTAAATTAAATTTGAGAAATTAGCTGATCATTACTGAATAAATAGCTCGTAGAAGCAATCCGAGTATCATAAAGCTACAAGTCCAAACAATCTTGAATATCGTATCAATCTTGGCACTTATGTGATGAACATGGTTGTCCAATTTCTGATTAATGAGCTTAAGTTCCCCGCCTATGCGAATAATATCTTTTTCATTCTCCGTTATTTTTTCTTCACCCATCTTATGCCCCTATATTATTTTTCTTATCGAGTTCTTTCTTCTTATCGAGTTGACTTTGAAACGCATGAAATTCAATGCAGTAAGTGTCTATATAAACGGTTCTACCTAATTTTATTTCGAGATCAGCAATATGATTTTCTGTAATTATTTTTTTTTCTTCACATTCCTCTTGGGTAGTAAACCCTCCAAAACCCTTGTAGTGAATAGCTGGGGTGTTTGGATAGGACATGAGTGCTATGAGAAACCATACCTTAATCATCTACCTTTTTAATGTTAATAGCGTTTTCCTTTTCGTTGTGTGATCCGATGTCGAAGGAAATTTCCTGTCCGACTTCCAATGTGCTAATGTTAGCTGCTTCCAGAGCGGACACATGAAGGAAAACATCCTTGCCACTCTCTTGATTTTCTATGAATCCATATCCCTTTTTGGGATTGAACCATTTAATTTTACCTGTTGTCATGTATTAATCTTCTATTATCCTTATAATATGTTTTTTGTTATCCTCCACCCAGACTTCGGTTTCCGCTTTCACGGGCCGACATTCCAGACGAGGGCCGTCAACACCAGAGCTTCTCTCTGATAATCGTTTTGCCTTTAAGCAATCCCCTATATTATCATAGGGTACATGCTCTTTTAAATCTATTCCGATGAACATAAGTAATGCTATGATTGTTTCAACCACCGTTAGCCTCACGCAACTTGTCTTTTAATTTTTCTATATTTTCTCTGGCTTCCTTCATATCTTCCTGAAGCCTTTTGATGTTAACCGCATTGTGCATCATAGATTCAACTTGTGCCTGCAATTTAGTTATCATGCCATCTTGGTATTCCAGCAACATGAATTGTTCACTATCGGCAGGCAAGGAACCTAAATCTCCACGAGGCCATTTTATTCTAAATTCTGTGTTCTTGGTGAGGTCGGCTTCCATGAGTGTACTTCTCGTCTCAACATTGTTAAGCCTTTCTTGTATTCCGAAATAGGCCCAAACTCCAACTCCGACTGCTGTGAGTATTGATAGCAGATTACGCATAGGCATAGAAATAGCAGTCTTATCACTTACATCCATCCTGTCAGCCATTACAGTCCTGCCGCATTAACGATGATACCGCCTATGATCCAGATGGCATATACTGTTATTATTACTTCCATTTACACCACCACTAATACAAATATTATTACTGCTGTAATTCCTATCGCTATACTTGTCTTGTCAAACCAATCAAACATTTGAATTTAATCCCCATAAGAATAAGTAGAGTTAGAGGTACCTGATTCTATTAAATCAAACAGCTTGCGGTGCTCCTTCTGTATCTCACGGTTCGTCTTAACTATTTCTTTATCTTTGGATTGCATCTTCTTCAAATCTTTGGTTAATTCTTTGACATCTATTATAAGATTTTCCAGATCAAGTTTCATCTTGACCTGATTCTCGATTACATCTTTCCTGTTTTCTTCCTCAAAATTCTTGTACATCTGATCCACTTTTGAATCGAGTTTTGAAATGTACCAGATAACGCCTATGCCTTGAACAAGCACAAACGCCACGACAGCGAAGGATATTTTAAGTCCGTTCATTATGATTCACCTTCACAGTTGGGGTGTGTGCAATCTTCCTTTAACTTTCCACATTCACATAGATCACTCATTTTGAATCCCATTTAAAGTCTTGCACGATAGAAAGCGTCAAAGAGTTTTTCGTTTGATCCTTCTCATCATTAGCCTTGTCAATGGAACTCATGGTGTTGGAAACTTTCACCGAAGTCTTGTCAGGTTTCATTCCCAGAGAGCATCCATACATGTTCAGAGCCGAGAGAATCGCCAAGCTAAACATTATCTTTCGCATTGGATTTAACCTCCCCCTTCAAGATGGTCATGTAGTGGTCTATCAAAATTTTGTTGTGTTCAAACTCCAATGTGATCTTGTTCTGGCTGGCTTGAATCTGCTGCAAGCGTGAGAGTGCGGTCTTTCCCTTATCGGAAATCTTGCTTTCGTCATATTCCTTGTTGTCCAGTTTAAACATTAAGGTTTGGGATATTTCAATTTCACTTCTGCTCGTTTAGCTTCAATGGCAGCCTTGTCATCCGTGTCATATAAAGCGACAACTAAATCCTGTATTTTAGGATATTCAGCTTTTCTTTTTCTCTGATATTCTTTAGCATCATAGTCTGCTTGAAGCTGGGCTACTTGTGTGTTGAGTTCTTCTTCAGTCGGTAGCGTATAGTCAAAACCTTCACTCACCCTCAAGTTCGCATAAGTTCTATCATCCCAGTCAGTATATTTCCACCAAGCACCTAGATGCAAATCAATTAAAACATCATCCATTGTATATTTTTTTATATCTGTCATTTTATTCCTTATACATCTGCGAGTTTCATTATGTTCATATACGAACTCCCGTGTTCACCCGATCCTCCTTGAGGGCCTCCTCGTATTGTAAAATATGATTCATTGACTTCCAGTAAATACGCTTGAAATCTAAATGTGCTTGTATTTTCACATTTTAATATAAAAGTCGATGTAACTTGCCTGTAATCATTATCTATTGAATTACCATCAAAACGATCTGCCATTGCTCCAGCATTATCATAAGATCCTCCACTATCTGTTGAAGTTTGAACAAGTAAACCCCAAGAGTCGCCAGCAGAAGTGTCTTGATAACACATTAAATTAACGCTAACCATCCACCAACCTGTCGCTGGAAGTGAGAAAACACCAGAACTCTGTGTGGGGGAAGTTCCTAATCTATCATAGTTACCTGCATTGCTCTCTGCCCAGTTTGTTATAGCTGCAGACCCAGAAGCTGGTTTATAAGAAGTAGTTACATACCAAGTAGATGATTGTGTAAGTCCACCTCCACTAGGTGCAGCATAAGTTTGGTCTCCTCTTAAAAAAGTAGTCCCATCAGCCGTTCCTGTTCCAAGTCTTGCCGTAGCAACAGTTCCTGCTGTTATGGAAGATGCATTCATTGTTCCTGAAACAGTGAAAGTCGCACCTGATGGTACTGTTATCGTATCTCCTGATGTGCCAATCTCCAGAGCCGTTCCGCTTTGGGGATCTAATTTATCCACTTTTAATATTGATGCCATTAGCTTATTCCTTTAGGGTTATTCATTTTATTTCAAAGCCTCTTTCAAATCTTCCCAATCCTCATCAGAAAGACTTAATTTATCTTTAACATTTGCTATTTTAGCTTCTTTCTTTTCTTCTACTTCAACTGCTATTTGTTCGTTTGCTTCAATAAAATTATATTTTACGATTGAGCCATCGACAACTTTAGTTGATTCAAGAGATGCATCTACCTCTATGTGCTGTATGGAATTTAAATCCCAAGAAAACTCATTTGCTATCTGCTCTTTCGTTTTTTTACCAGAAACATCAGTTATCATTGAGCCTCCAGAATAAAATATGTTGTGTTTATTCATAATTTCTCCTACTTAAATGCCATATAGTACATCACCAATGAGCCTGTCGGTGAGCCAATTTTATTCCAAGTTATTGTAAATCCGTCAGTATCAAGAGAAGATGCCTTTCCCTCATAACTTGCACCACTAACACCAGCCACATCACGGCAAAGTATGGATATGTCTGCGGTACTATGTCCAGCAATAAAAGTACTGGCATTACTTCCATCAGCACCGCTTGTGCTTCTGGTTGTTCCGTCATCAAACCCAACTG